GGAAGACTTAGGTGGACCCACACCACAGAACTACAAGTCTGATGATGATTCAGCGAAGTTAAAAACACCAGGATCAACCCTTAAGCAAGTTAAGGATATTGTAACTAAGGGCGCTAAGTCTGCTGATGCAATGCCTCATATGAAGTCTTCTGTAAAAGAGGAGACTGAAGAGGATGATGAGGATCTAATTGATGAGACAGAAGAACTCGATGATGAAGATCTTGAAGAGGTAGACGAAGAGACTTTCTCAGAAGCAAAAGAGAAAGAAGAAGAGGATGAGGAGGATGAAGAGGACGAAGAAGAGAAGGATGAGAAGAAAAAGATGAAAGAAGAACTTAACATCGAAGAAGATGTTAATGCTCTAGTAGAAGGTGAGGAACTTTCTGAAGAATTCAAAGAAAAGGCTAAGACCATCTTTGAAGCAGCTCTTAGAAGTAAAGTTACTCAAATTCGTGAGGCTCTTGAAGTTAAGTACGAAGAGCGCCTCATCGAAGAAGTCGAAGAGATCAAAGCCGAACTCACCGAGCGTGTTGATTCATATTTAGAGTATGTTTGCGAAGAGTGGGTATCGGAAAATGAGCTCGCAATTGAGCATGGTCTCAAAGGCGAACTCACCGAGTCCTTCCTCGGTGGTCTGAAAGGACTTTTTGAAGAACATTATGTAACAATCCCTGAAGATAAATATGATGTGCTAGAGAGCATGGTAGAAAAACTTGATGAAATGGAAGAAAAACTCAACGAGCAAATCGAAAGAAATATCCATCTAAACAAGCGTCTCGCAGAGTCGGTTGCTGATGGAATCTTTGAACAGGTTTCTGAGGGTCTAGCGGCTACTCAGAAAGACAAGCTCGCTTCACTTGCCGAAAGTGTTGAGTTTGAAAGTGAAACAGAATATCGTGAAAAACTGGAGACTTTGAAGGAAGCATATTTTCCATCAAGAGTTGGATCTCCATCCGCTAAGTCTGAAACTCTATCAGAAGGTGTAGAAGGTGGTCCTGAAGCAATTTCAGGAACAATGGCTCATTATCTAAAGAGTCTTTCAGCATTCAGCAAATAACTGAATTTAATATTAATCAAACCCAAAAAACACACTTTAGTAAAAGGTAAACGCAAATGTTCCATTCAGAACAATTGCAGGAAAAGTGGGCACCTCTCCTCAACTATGAGGGTCTTGATCCAATCAAAGATTCGCACAGAAGAGCGGTAACCGCAGTCCTGCTAGAAAACCAAGAAAGATTTTTAAGAGAGCAAACAGCTTTCGATCAAGGATCCATGAGCTATCTCATGGAAACCCCAACCTCAAACACTGGCTCATATTCAGCAAGTGGAGCTGGTGCTAATGCTAGTGGTTTTAGTGCTGGTGCAACTGCAGCAGGTCCTGTTGCTGGTTTCGACCCCGTTCTGATCTCTCTGATCAGACGTGCAATGCCTAACCTTGTTGCATATGACCTCGCTGGCGTTCAGCCAATGAATGGTCCTACTGGACTCATCTTTGCGATGCGTTCACGTTACGGCAACCAGAACGGCACTGAAGCATTCTACAATGAAGTAGATACTGCTTATTCAGGTCAGAACGAAGGTTTCGACCTCACCAATGGTTTCACTGATGTTAACGCTGGTATGGGTACTACTGCCCAATCTGGTAGCAACCCATCAGTTCTCAACCCTGTAGGAACAGCTTCATCTGTTGGTTACAGAGTTGGTCAGGGCATGAGAACTGACGACGCTGAGGATCTTGGATCAACGGGCGACAACTTCAACGAAATGAGCTTCTCAATCGAGAAGATCAGCGTCACTGCGAAGTCACGCGCTCTGAAAGCCGAGTACTCACTTGAGCTTGCTCAAGACCTTAAGGCAATCCACGGTCTGAATGCTGAAGCGGAATTAGCAAATATTCTCTCAACTGAGATTCTTGCTGAAATCAACCGCGAAGTTATCAGAACCATCTACAAGGTTGCTGAGCAAGGTGCTGTTCAGAATACTGCAACTGCTGGTGTATTCGACCTCGACGTTGACTCCAACGGTCGTTGGTCAGTTGAGAAGTTCAAGGGTCTTCTTTTCCAAATCGAGCGTGATGCTAACGCAATCGCACAAAGAACTCGTAGAGGAAAGGGCAACATCATCATGTGCTCTGCTGACGTTGCTTCAGCACTGACCATGGCTGGTGTTCTCGACTACACCCCTGCACTCAACGCTAACCTCAACGTTGATGATACTGGCAATACTTTTGCTGGTACTCTCATGGGTAAGTATCGTGTTTATATCGATCCTTATGCTGCTAACCTCACCGCAGGTAATGCATCTCCTGGTAACCAGTACTATGTTGTTGGTTATAAGGGTTCTTCACCTTACGATGCAGGTCTCTTCTATTGCCCATATGTACCCCTCCAGATGGTACGTGCAGTTGGAGAGAACACCTTCCAGCCTAAGATCGGCTTTAAGACCCGTTATGGTCTCGTTGCAAACCCATTTGCAGAAGGAACCAATCAGGGTCTCGGTGCTCTCCACATCAATAGCAACCGCTACTACAGAAGAGTTGCTGTTAAGAACCTCATGTGATCTAAGTTCACAAGGTTATTTGGAGGGTCCTTCGGGACCCTCTTTTTTTATCTAAATAGTTAAAAAAATGGCTACACAGAAGAACATTTACGATAATCAAATTCAGAATAGGAATTTTTTATCTCCTATTGGATTTAGATTTACATTACAAAAGTCTCCAAAAGTTGCCTTTTTTAGCAATCAAGCAAATATTCCAGCTTTAGATTTTGGAGTTGCTACACAAACAAATTATTTAAGAGATATTCCACATCTTGGCGATAAGATGGAATTTGAAGATTTTAGTCTTCGATTTTTAGTGGATGAAAATCTTGAAAATTATATGGAGATACAAAATTGGATGCGAGGAATTGCTTTTCCAGAATCTCTACAACAGATTTACGACATTCAAAGAAAGGGAAAAAATATGGATCTTCAACCGAAGACCATGTTGAATGTTTATTCAGATGCAACACTTTTAGTTTTAACAAGCAATAATACTTCAAACTTTAAAATTAAATTTAGAGATATTTTTCCCATCTCTTTATCAACATTAACTTTTGACGCTACCTCTTCAGATGTTGAATACTTTACCGCAGAAGTCAGATTTAAATATTTGATGTATAATATTACAGATATGAACGGAAACGACCTACACCCCTTATGACGATTGACCTTGATACCATTCAAGAAATGTGGGAAAAAGATGCAAAAATAGATATTGATAATCTACACACAGAATCTTTAAATATTCCCGTTCTTCATGCAAAATACTTTGATTTATACAATAACATTCAGTTATTGAAAAAACGTGCTGAACAACAGAAAAAAAATATTCGTCACGAAAGGTATGAATATTATACTGGGAAGGCAGATCCAGAAATTTATGTAGAGAATCCTTTTCCCAAAAAAATCAGAGACAAAGAAACTCTACAAAAATATCTTGATGCTGATGAAAGACTATCTCAAGTTTGTCTCAAAATTGAGTACTATGAAACTCTCCTAAATTATATTGAGAGTATTCTTAAAGTGATTTTGAATAGAACTTATCAAATTAAGAATGCTATTGAATTTATAAGATTCCAAGCAGGATATGGTTAATAAAAGTGCAAATCTCACCATTTCAAAGTCTAACGAAGTTTTTCTTAAGATAGAAACGGAACCACATATTGAATATGAACTAAGGGATTATTTTAAATTTGAAGTTCCTAACGCAAAGTTCATGCCCCAATATAGGGGCAGAAATTGGAATGGTGAAATACATTTGTTTGATATGAGAACCAAACATTTGTATATTGGTCTGCTTGATAAATTGATTTCATTTTGCAAGTCGTATAATTATACCTACGCATTTAAAGAAAATAAATTTTACGGGTTACCTTTTGAAATAAATGAAGAGATATCTTTAGAAGGTGTATCTGATTATATGAAATCTATTTGCTCGCATACTCCTAGATCGTATCAAATTGAGGGAGTATACGATGCTCTAAGACATAATAGAAAGTTACTGATATCACCGACTGCCTCAGGTAAATCTCTGATGATTTATTCTGTAGTAAGATACTTTGTAGATAAACAGAAAAAAATCCTCTTAGTTGTTCCAACGACATCTCTTGTAGAGCAGATGTATAAAGACTTTGAAGATTATGGTTGGGATGCTGAGACATACTGCCACCGAATATATTCTGGTAGAGAAAAGACTAATGAGTTTTCAGTCACTATCACTACCTGGCAATCTATCTATAAACTTGAACGTTCGTTCTTTAACAATTATGACGTTATAATTGGTGATGAGGCACACTTATTTAAAAGTAAGTCTCTTATCGAAATTATGACTAAGGCTCATAATGCAAAATATCGTTTTGGATTTACTGGAACACTAGATGGAACTCAGACTCATAAGTGGGTATTAGAAGGACTCTTTGGACCTTCTTATAAGGTGATTAGGACAGCAGAATTAATGGAAAGGGGTCATGTATCCAAATTAGATATTAATTGCATAGTTCTAAAACACAAACCACAAAAGTTTGAGACTTTTGAGGATGAGATTCAATTTATTATTACTCACGAAAAAAGAAATAACTTTATTAAAAACCTATCCGTAAGTTTAAGGGGAAATACTTTGGTCTTGTTTAGTAGAGTGGAAACTCATGGTCAACCACTTTACGAACTCATAAATAGTTCTGTAAACGATGGTAGAAAAGTATTTTACGTTCATGGTGGAGTTGGTGCTGAAGAACGTGAAAGAATTAGAGAAATAACTGAAAAGGAATCTAATGCAATTATCATCGCTTCATACGGTGTATTTTCTACAGGTGTGAATATTAAAAATCTACACAATGTAGTTTTTGCATCTCCAAGTAAATCTAGAATTAGAAACCTGCAAAGTATTGGTAGAGTTTTAAGAAAAAGTCAAACCAAAAATAAAGCAATGTTATATGATATTGCAGATGATTGTACTTATAACTCTAGAAAAAATTATACATTAAATCATTTAATTGAAAGAATTAAAATTTACAATGAAGAAAATTTTAATTACGAAATACATACAATAAATTTAAAATCATGATAGAAGACGATTTTTATGCAACAGTCAAATTAAAAAATGGAGAAGAGATCTTCGCTAAGGTTGCTGCCTGCGAAGAGGATGATAGAACTATGATTCTAGTTTCTAATCCAATCATCGTATCTCCAATTATGAGTAGAAACGGTCCAGTTGGATATAGAGTAGAACCTTGGTTAAAAACTTCATCTGAAGATCTTATTGTATTAAATATGGAAGATGTCCTTACAATGACGGAATCTTCAGATATTAATATTATTAAAATGTATCAGAATTTTGTAAGGCAATCAGATTCTATGGATGCATCTGAAAAGATTAGCAGAAAAATGGGATATATTGCTAACGTCAATGATGCTAAAGATATTTTAGAGAAACTCTATAAAAAAAGCTAAAACTAATCTTATCAACCTCGACAAAGGTTATTATACACACTTGAGGAACCCTTGTCAAGTATAAAAAAAAGTGTTATACTACCTACATAATGAATATAAATTTAAATGATTGCTACAGACACGATGACCAAAAGAAAGAGGTCAGTACATTACGTTAATAACAAAGACTTTTTAGATGCATTAATTGTTTATCGTAATGCTGTAAGAGATGCTGCTGAAAAGGGAGAACCAAAACCTAAGATTCCAAATTATCTTGGTGAGTGTTTTCTTAAAATTGCAACTCATTTATCGTTTAAACCTAATTTTGTAAATTATATCTTTAAAGATGATATGATTTCGGATGGGATTGAAAATTGTGTTCAATACATTCATAATTTCAATCCAGAAAAATCCACTAATCCATTTGCTTATTTTACTCAAATTATTCACTACGCATTTTTGAGGAGAATTCAAAAAGAGAAGAAGCAACTGGAAATTAAAAATAAAATTCTTGAAAAGACTGGATACGACGAAGTGTTCGTTGATAACAACAGCATTGACGGATCCAACTACAGCGACTATAATAGTATCAAGGACAACGTACACTCAAAATTCCGTTACTGATAAATGCTCCAAAGTGTTGTAAAATATAAATAATATTAAACATTTTGGAGCAAATGCCGAACCAATATTCAAACTCAAGAAGTAATAGATTAAAAGCAATAGAAGAAGGTAAAAAAACTTATATTGGATCTACTGCATGTAAGCACTGTGGTAGTTATGAAAAGTATGTGAGTAGTTACAATTGTTCTCCATGTTCTATTAAAAAAGGATTAGAGAAACTTAATAATGAGGAGTTGATGAAACCTTATAGAACTAAAGAAAAATGGGCAGCAAATAGAGAAAGAAGAAAAGAAAAAATTAGAGAGAATAATAAAAAATATTCTTCCACTGAAAGGGGTAAAGCATTATCTGCAGAAAAACAAAGAAGAAGATATGCTCGACTAAAACAAGGTATTCCTATAGAAATTACCGAAGAAGATCTTCGCCAAATCCAACAAATATATCAAAAGGCACAACACTTGACTTCTTCTACTGGTGTGCAGTATGATGTAGATCATATAATTCCTTTATTTGAAGGTGGTCTGCACCATCCAAATAATCTCCAAATTATTACTCACGAAGAGCATCTTATGAAAACTGCTGAAGAAAATAGCAGGAGACAATCAAAATGAAAGTGGCTATAATTAGTGACCAGCACTTCGGGTGTCGTAAAAACTCAAAGTTATTTCATGATTACTTTTTGAAGTTTTATAATGATGTTTTTTTCCCAACGCTTGAAAGTGAGGGAATTACAACAGTAATTGATATGGGAGATACCTTTGATTCTAGAAAAGGTATTGATTTCTCTGCACTCTCCTGGGCAAAAAATCATTATTATGATCGTCTCAAAAGTATGGGATGTAGTGTAATTACAGTTGTTGGAAACCATACAGCATACTATAAAAATACTAATGATGTTAACGCTGTAGATTTGCTTTTAAGGGAATATTCAAATGTTCGTGTTGTCTCAGACCCAGAAGAATTGAACATTCACGGATTGAAGATTTTGTTTATTCCTTGGATCAATGATCAAAATAAAGAAAAGTCATTTAAAATGATTCAAAAAAGCAACTGTAAAGTTGCTATGGGTCATTTGGAATTGAATGGATTTTCTGCTTATCGTGGTCATGTAATGGATCATGGATATGATGGGGATATCTTTGCTAAGTATGAAAAGGTCTTCTCTGGACATTATCATACACGTTCCAGTGATGGAAAGATATTTTATTTGGGAAATCCATATGAGATTTACTGGAATGATGTGAATGATACTCGTGGGTTTCATATTTTTGATACTGAAACTTTGGATCATACTCCAGTAAATAACCCATATAAAATGTTTCATAACATTTATTATGAAGATACTCCACATCAAATGTTTGACGTTAGGGAGTATCAGAATAAAATTGTTAAGATTATTGTAAGAAAAAAGTCAGATCAGAAAAAATTTGAAAAATTTGTCGATAAGCTGTATACTGCTAATGTAGCTGAACTAAAAGTTGTTGAAAATTTTCAGATTCAAGGATCTGAAGAATTTGAAGCATTTGAATCAGAAGATACGCTTTCTATTTTGAATAGATATATTCAGGAGTCTGAATCTAACTTGGATAAGTCTTTTATCCAAAAGTTAATTTCTGAAATCTATCAAGAGGCGTGTGAATTGGTTTAAAAATGTTCATACTAACAAAAGAAGGGTTTGAAGAAGAGGGCGCGTATTCAGTTTCTAATGAATATGGCGAGCAAATTCTTTACCTTTTTGAAGAGGAAGATGACGCACAAAGATATTCTTTAATGTTGGAAGATAGAGGTTATTCTGATATGAACGTTGTTGAAATAGATGATGACCTCTTGTTAAAGGCATGTGACCTTCATGATTACAAATATACTATAATTACACCTAACGACATTGTGATTCCTCCAGAAGATCTTTAATATGATTTTATTTCAAAAAATTCGCTGGAAAAATTTTCTATCCACTGGAAATCAATTTACCGAAATTAATTTTACGAACAACTCAACCAATTTAATTGTTGGTACAAATGGTGCTGGAAAATCAACAGTTCTTGATGCACTTACGTTTTCTTTGTTTGGAAAACCATTTCGCAAAATTAATAAACCACAATTAGTCAATACTGTAAATGAAAAAGACTGTAAGGTTGAAGTAGAGTTTTCTATTGGTACGACAGAATGGAAAGTTGTTCGTGGAATTAAACCAGCAGTATTTGAAATTTATCGAAATGGATCTGCTCTAGATCAAAGTTCTGCTGCTCTGGATCAGCAGAAATGGTTGGAACAAAATGTTTTGAAAATGAATTATAAGTCTTTTACTCAGATTGTAATTCTAGGTTCAAGTACTTTTGTTCCATTTATGCAACTTCCAGCTGCTCACAGAAGAGAAGTTATTGAGGATCTTTTGGATATTAAGATCTTTTCTTCGATGAATCTCATTATCAAAGATAAGATTCGTCAGTCCAAGGAAGAAATTAAAACTCTTGAATTGAAAAAGGAATCTCTTCAAGAAAAGATTAATATGCAAAAAAACTTCATTGAAGAATTGGAGAATCGTGGTAACGCAAATATAAATGCTAATAAGGAAAAAATCACCAAGTTAGACGCTGAAGTTGGCGTCTATATGGAAGAAAACGCCAAGACTGAAGAAGAAATTTTTAAGTATACAAAGGAGCAAGAAGAAGTCGTTGGTGCTGGTGAAAAGTTAGTAAAGCTTAACAATCTTAAGGGTAAAATTTCTCAAAAAGTATCTTCTATTACCAAAGAACATAAGTTTTTCACAGAGAATACGGTCTGTCCTACCTGCACACAAACGATTGAAGAAGAGTTTCGGTTAAATAGAATTACAGACGCTCAAAATAAGGCAAAGGAACTCCAGAAAGGTTTTCAAGAACTTGAGGAGACTATAAAGTTAGAACAGGAGAGAGAGCGTCAATTCACAGTTCTATCTAAGGAGATTACGAAACTCAATCATGAGATTTCTCAAAACAATACTCGGATTTCCCTCAACCAGAGACAAATACGAGACCTTGAATCTGAAATTCAAACTATTACCACTCAACTTGAAAACCGAAATACTGAACATGAGAAACTAGAAATCTTCGGCACAGAACTAAAAACTACATACGACGTTCTCTCAGAGAAGAAAAATTTAATAAACTACTACGATTTCACTTATAGTTTGCTTAAGGACGGGGGAGTAAAAACTAAAATCATCAAGAAGTATCTACCGCTGATAAATCAGCAAGTAAACCGTTATCTTCAGATGATGGATTTCTACATTAATTTTACTCTTGATGAGGAGTTTAACGAAACCGTCCAATCACCCATTCACGAAGATTTTTCCTATGCTTCTTTTAGTGAAGGAGAAAAAATGAGAATCGATCTTTCCCTTCTTTTTACTTGGAGGGAAGTTGCAAGATTCAAAAATTCAGTCAATACCAATCTATTGATCATGGATGAGGTATTCGATAGTTCTCTTGATGGATTTGGAACAGATGAGTTCTTAAAAATTATTCGTTACGTTATCAAGGACGCAAATATCTTTGTTATCTCTCACAAAGATGGTATGCAAGATAAGTTTGAAAATGTAATCAAATTTGATAAAATTAAAGGATTTAGCAGAATGGTATGAAAGTTTTAATCACTGGACACAAGGGATTTATTGGTAAACACGTTTATGATGATTGGGTAGCAACTCATAATAATTGGGTGA